AATCAACGTCAGCTGCCAGCGGGAGAACCCAGTCAGCATTGACTTCAGTACCGCGTGCGCCGGCCAGATGAACCAACGAAGCCTGGTCATCGAGACGAGCAAAGTAGCTGGTCAGGTTGGCCATAGCGATGTTGCGCAGGTCATGCACGGTACGCTGTGCAGACATCTTGCCACCAACGTCAACAACTTTGGTGGTCAGGTCGATGGCGATTTCCTGAGTCGAAGAACTCAGAGCGGAGCCAGAACCCTCTGCATCGGCATCGCCCATCTTCGGGGAGCCGGTCAGAACACCAAACATATCGACGGAGATCTTGTCGCCGGCAGTCTTGGAGAGGTCGGTTACGCGAACAATCGGCATGTCGGACGACGACTGGCCGCGCAGCTTGTTGAGAGCGTCGCCAGTAGAAGGAGCCGGGCCGGTCAGAGCGCGGGAGAAACCCGGAGCCTTTTGCGTTTGAGCAAAAAGGGCAACGGAATAAAGCTTACGTGCAAGCGCGGAGCCTGCTGCTACAGAAGTAGCGAAACCACCAGTAGAAGCCATGATCGAAAATCCTTGTCAGTAGGGTTAGCCTGCCTTGGCAAGAAGTTCGGTAATCTGGTCTGGAGTCATTCGGCTCATCATCGCAGCCAACTTCGCTGGAGTCTGGTCGAACATCGCTTCAATCGGATCGCTAGAAGAGACAGTGCCACCTGGCATATCCCCAATAGTCTTCGGCTTGAACGTCTCTGCAGATTCAACCGCCTTCTTCACCTTGGCGCTTAAGTCTTTCGGCGGCTCCTGTCGCGGCGCGAACTCAGGCGGCAACTCCGTTGCGCCATAAATCGCTTCCACCACAGAAACAACCTTTGAAAATCTTTCGCCTAATGACAGTCGTTCGATTGCTGGCAAGCTACGCAACTGGTTGTCCGCCTCTAGTGCCGCCTGCCATTTCTCCGGGTCTTTGGTTTCCCAATAGCGGAGGGTGGGATTAGCATCTATTTCCTGGCGAACTTCTGCCTGTTGCTTAACTGCTTGAGCCTGTTGCCGAGACATTTCAATCTGCTCGACTTCCGCAAAACGCTGCTCAAACTGGGCAAGCTTGCCTTCAAGCTGTTTCGTGTAATCGATCATTGGCTTGATGGATGGGAAATCCACTACCATTTCGCTGATCGACTCATCTGACAACAACTCGGCGACTGCACTGCTTTCGACCGGAGCGCCCTGGCCAGAAGAGGCCAATTTGCTTTCGATCTCAGCAATACGCTGCATCAGTTCTTGCTGCACCTGCTCTGCCGCCCGGCGTTTCTCGCGCTCGGATTGCAGGACTGCGTAAGGTATGGAGTGCTTCCCATCCTTGCTTTCAATCGGTGCCGGTGTCTCTTCCGCACTTGCTTCCGTTTCCAGGCTGGGTGGAGCCTCTGTTACACCCTCTTCGGTCGGTTGCTCCGGTTCCGCTGCAGGCTCTTCTTGTGGCTGATCGCCGGTCAGAAGGGCATCGATTGCAGCAGGATCGGTCGGTAGTTCGTCCGGGTTCTGCGCGTAATACTCAAAATCTTTTACTGTCATTGCTGCGTTTCCTCTATCGGTTGGAAATCCGTATGCCTCTTAACGCAGAGGCAGCGATGGCCGGACGATAGAAGAAAGCTATTGGGGTGGGTGTCCTTGTACGCAGTGACTATAAGATCTGAGACAGAATCAAGATCAACGCCTCTTCGTCATCAGCCTGGCGCTTGGCCTTGGCGATGGCATCGTTGGCCAGAGCAGTGACAGACTGCTGGATCTCGTCAAGCTCGGTGCGAAGCAGCGCGATCTCTGGGTTGCTTGCAATGGTCTGAGGTGGCTCGACGGATGGCGGCGCTTCAACGGTAGGCGCTTCAGGCGTAACGACCTGGGCAGGCTCGACCACTTCAGGCTTGGCGTACAGCTTCTGGCCGACAGCACGCATCGCCTCAAAGTGCCGCTCCTGCTCGTAGTCGTAATCGCGGCCAGCGTTATCAGGGCCGGATATACGAGGCGGCTCATAGACTTCATGCAGCGGCCCCCAGCTTGATGCCCAGGAGTCGCCCCACGCCTGAAACCACGCTAGGCTGGATTCCACGGGTCACCTGTCGTACCAGTGCCTTTGACGGTCACAGCATTCACCTTCCTGATGTCGGAATAGATCGGCGTGATCTGGGCTGCGGCGAGGATGGCCGCGGCGATCTCGGCGGCTGTCGGGCCGGTTGATCCGCTCGTAGAAATACCCTGCGCCTGCACCGGTACGGTGTAATTCACATTAACCTGATACGTGCCAAGCGTAGCGACAACAGGAACGCCACCGCCTTCAACGAACAGGTTGCCCGTAATCGTCAGGTTATGGCTGCTCTCCATCGGGCGAACACGCCAGCCCATTTGCAGAAAGTAGTAAGGCGGGATCGATAAGCCGCCGCCGAGGTCGTCAGAACCCACTTGGGTAATGACTTCCCCGTACTTGACGTTATCCGAGGACGCAGCCCAATCAACCCACCGCGAGTAGATTTCCGTGGCAGTGACTGAGGCTGAGTCAAGGATGATCCGCTTATTTGCTGGATCAAATGTTATGGCCATTATGCATAAACTCGATCTTGCTCCGCTACAAGAGACAGGCTAATCGTCTTTGAGCGGGATAGCGTACCTGTGGCCATTGCGAACTTGCCGCCATTGACGCCTGGCCGGATGCCGATCAGCGTGACCGCCTTGTCAGTACCTGCCGTGCCGCCTGCGGTTGAGTTGTCGTAGTCGAAGTCGAAGCCAATGGACGCGGCGGAGATCGTTCCTGTGATGTCCGTTCCGGCTGCGTTCTTGACCGTGATTGCGCCAGCTTCACCGTAGTCGTTACCTGCACCAGCCGGGGCCGAGTACATGAGGCGATAGGAAGAGCCAGCCCCAACCAGAACAGCGTTGAAGTTTAGCGTGCCGGCTGCGGTGTAAGGATTGGTGCGCTTGGTGCCGCCATCATCATAGAACTCGATGCGGTTGCTGTCCGTGGTCTGGATGTTGTCGATGAATACAGAGTTGGACGTGACCAGGGTATCACCGACGAAAGCCAGCAGGTCGGACTGAATCTTGCCGATCTTGGAGCCAGCCGTGCCGCCCGTGTTGATGTCCGTACCCTGACGCAGCAGGTATTGAATCTTGGCGTAAATCTGCTCAAGCGTTGCGCCGTTGCCGGCAATGATGATCTTGAAGTTGCACGACACCGAGTTGATTACGCGAGTCTGGTTGGCGGTGTAGTACGCCACCGTGATGCCAGAGTACGGAGCGCCCGACATTGCGGCGTCACCCGTAGCGGCGACAGCGCCGAGCAGCGTGGTGATTTTCAGATCATCCTCATTCGACACAAGGAAGTTCACCTTGTTTGCGCCGGTTGAAGTTGCGCCGGTATCGGCTAGAACAGATGACTTGAATTTCTTGCCGTACTCACGGACAAACGCTTTGGCGTAGGTGCGCTTATCAAGGTTGCCGTGCGAGGCATCGCCATAAACACGGACGCCGATATTAAACTGGTCGGTGAATGGGAAGTTGATCGGCGAGTCAGTCGCGCCCAGGTGGTAGTAAGGCTGAACCGTGGTGGCCGGGGTAATGGTTCCAAGGCCAATGAAGCCTGCGTACTGCTGTTGGAGAACTCCTGCTGATGAGTATTCAGACCAGCCTGCATCGCGGATCATCTCTCTGGTTGTGTCATCGAACCATGTCCAACCGCTATAAGTTGCGCCATCAGTGCCGACCTGATACTGGCCCGAAAGATTGTCAATCGCATAAAAAGGAAACGGGGAGTCTTGGTACGAAGCTGTCGCCCAAAGATCGACGCACTTAGAGTAAATGGCTTGGAACGTAACGCCATCTTTTGCCACAAGGTTTCCAGCCTGAACGAGCCGGACAGTCCTTCCCGGTTCATCAATGATGATCTCAGTTCCGACATTGAGTTGTGTCTTGCTTGTGATTTTCGCCATATTAAGCTCCTGCCGGCAAAGAGTTACCCTTTCGGGTATTTAAGAAGTGCGGAATTGCACGTAGATTATTTTCGACATGAAGCCCACACACCGTTTCGCCACGAAGCGGAATTATGTGATCAACATGGTGCTGATGCCCTGTGATCTCTGTTAGGTATCTGGCATTTGCATAGTGCCGGTTAATTGCTTCGTGGTTCGCCCACGATGGAATGGCTTGAATCTTTGCCGCATTCCGGCGCTGAACTTTAGCGGCCTCTCGCTCTTTGTTTTGCTGCCTACCAGCTTTCGCTGATTGCTTGACCTTTTCAGGGTTTGCTTTCTGCCAAGCTGCGGCGCGCGCAACGGCTTTACGTTTTCTCGCCTCGCTCTTTTTCGCGTAAGCTGGATCGGTTGCTAGGCGGTTTAGATACGCAGAGTGCGCCGCATCACGCTTTGCCTTTACTGCTGGGTCTTGCTTTGCAAGATACCGGCGATTTCGCTCTCGGCTCATTGCCTTTTGGCGATCCCATTCTTCAGGCGTGCAGTCGATTTTTCTTTTAGCCATTATGCGTAAGCCCTATCTACGGTCAAGCTAACGGGCAGTGATGAATCGGATGATGTAAGCGCCAGGTTGCGGATGTAGTAAGGCACATAGCCGCCTTTGATAAAGCCGATGTCGATTGTCGGTGTTCCTTCGTACTGGTAGCTGTAGGATGTACCCGCCAGCGCGTCAGCTTGGGCAAGGATGGTCGATGTGCCAGCCGTCAGAACAACCGCATCACAACCTGTTGGCAGGCCGGTGAATGTCACCGTATTAACCGAAATCGGGTAGTAGTTGTCCTGCGCTGCGTCAGTCGATTCCGTGTAGATACGGATATTCGTCAGCACGTTGGTTGCCGCGACAGTCAAAGTCGTGGCTCTGATCTTCAGCTTGAAGCCGAGTGACGGGCTGATGGTGAAGGTGCGCAGGTTGGTCGAGTTCAGGCCGAGCCATGTGCCGTTGAATCCAGAGCCGTTGTTCAGATCAATCTGGAATTCAATCGTGTGGTTTCCGTAGGTCGAACCACTGGTAAATGTGGCGTTTGTACCCGTAACGCCGACAGCGGTAGTCGCAAAAGCCGTGTGGCCTTTGCAGTAGTAGGGCATTTCCCAAGTGACTTGGTCGCCGGCTTTGGTAAGCAGCAGGTTGCCGGTCGAACTGAACTGAGGAACCCGCCAGTCTTGGCACACTGAGAAGCCGAGGCGGCAGTCGGCTCGTTCATTTCCAGCCAGATAGAACCTGTCGTCGCAGCGGTGAAGACATCGCGCCAGTGCGTACCATAGACCGAGGTTTGGCCTGTGGTTGCGCCGATATAGCGACAGCCTTTGATCGTCGCGTTCAGGATCGCAGTAACACCAGTGCCGCCGTAGCCGGTCACGTTGCAGTTCTCGACAACCCAATCAGAATCAGAGTTGACGCCAGCGACAGGGCCAGTACGCAAGCCAGTAACATAAGAGCGTTTAGCGCGAACAGACGCCGAGTTGCCGCCGCCTTGAACGATCACGCCCGTAGCAGAGCCGCCAGCATTACAGACGAGCGGCGATGCCTTGGTGCCGATGTTCTTGATCTCTACACCCAAAGCACCCGTCACGCCAAACAATCCTGTGTAGGGCTGCTGGTTTGATACCGGGAATGAGACAGGACAGGTTGAACCGTCGAACACCACGCTGGAAGTGCCGGGAGAGAACTCAACCAGCACCATCGGGTTTGTCGTAACCGTGGCGGTACTGATCACGGTGTCGGAGTAGCGGAAGCCTGTGATGTAGCTGGGATTGATGCACTGGTTATGGATGATCCGGCCACCGATTGTCCAGTTGTTATCCCACACGCAATTCACGGTCTTGGTGCAAGTCCATGCGCCCGTTGTGGCGTTGCCGCGAGTCGCCAAGCCAAGGGAGTGAATCACGTTATTCTGGAATGCCACCCCGGTAACGTAGTTGGTCTGCACCGCATACGCACCAGAAGCCGCGAGAGAGAACCGAGAGAACCGGCTGTTCTTGATCGTGCCGCCACCGAAACATGAGGTGATGTTCAGGGCAAAGTTAAGCTGCGCCTGAGTCGGCGCGACGATGCAATCATCCACATCAAGCGGAGAAGCAATCTCCGTGAAAATCATCGAATCGTTGATCGCACAGGACTTGTACTTGACCAAGAATGCCTGTGCCATGTTCATGTACCACTGAATCACACAGGTCTTCAGATCAACCGTACCGGCATTGGTCGTGATGAACTCTTGGCGAGTGGCAATCGTTGCATTGGGCAGGACGCGAGGGCCAGAGCCGGATGCAGAGCGTGTGCAGTTGGTCAGGATCGTGGCCGGGATGCGAACCTTGCAGCCGGTTGGCGGGAGATAACCAACCCCGTTTGTGCCGTCATTGCCGATACGGATGCCGCCCGTTGTCTGCCAGATGCACTTATTGCGCGAGTCCGTGGCGAAGGTGGAAAGAGCCACCATTGACCCCATGCCGTGATACTGCTCATAGACGCCCGAACCAGCAGCCGTTTCAATCCAGACGCCGGGGAATACGCCGGCCACCGTCGCCGTGGTCGGGCAATGGATGATCTGGTTGCGTGCGCCGTTGGTCGTGCCAATCTCAAACCATGCCTCAGTTGATTCAACCTTGGCGATGTTGGACATCGTGATCGTTGCAGTATCAGGCGACTTGACCTCAATCCAGCCTTGGACATCAGCGCCGGAACAGGTGGCGGCAATACCAGTCAGCGCCCCGGCAGCGAAGTTGCCACCAGTAACGCCACCAATCTTCATGTAGCCAGTAGCACCGATGGCAGCGCCTGCTACGATAGGGTCTGACTGCCAGCTAGTCCAGCAGCCAAGGAACACACCAGACACGCCTCCTTGAGAGATTGCTGCGCCATAGGCCGGAGAGTTACCCGAACCACCCGTGTAGGCAATGACTCGGACATAGGTCGGATCAAAGCGCAGCGTTCCGCCCGTACCAGACCAAGAGATCGTGTCTAACGATCCGCCAGCAATCGTGTGGTTTGCACAGGCGTAGGTATCAGTACGGACAACAAAAGTCGTGTTGTTTGAGATAACGTGCGTATCCAGCGTCGCATTGACGCTACCCGCAGCAAGGCCGTCGAAATTTATCGTTCCGCCAGTGTTGTGAGTGTACGCAGCCAATTAGAAATCTCCGTCCTGCGGGATGACCGGATCAGGTTCAGACTCAACAAGCGGCACGACTACCAGCACACCATCCTCAACGTACAGCCCACAGCCCCGCTCAATCTCATGCGCCTGCTCAGGCGTGATGTCGAACACCGCCGAATACTCAGGCGGGATATTGACCGATGTGGTCACAAACGAACCGTTGGGGAGTTGGTAGGTGCGGTAGGTCATTTCCATGCCTTGCAATTAGTCGCTTCGATTCGTGTTACGCGCTCAGACTGAAGGCGCAGTTCTTTCTCAAGCAGCGTGCGGTACTCGCGCAGGTCAGACTTCAATTCGTTGATGATCTGCCGGTTCTCTTTGCTCATCTCCCGCACCTCGGTTTCAGACGCGATGATTGCCGCGACGATGGCGAGGATGGAGATGGTCGAAGCGAATACCGGAACGCGCTCGGTCATTTAGCAAAGCCCTTCCACTTCTCGGCACTACGCATCACGCCCAGGCCAAGGATGCCGAACAGGACTTGCATGGTCAGGTTGGTATCGATCACCGGGAAGTCGCCGGCATAGCCGAACCAGACCTTGCTGGCGAAGCGCAGCACAGGCTCAAGCACGGAGGCGTAAGCGAAGGCGATACCACACACCCACATGATGAATGGACGCGCACCAGCGACCCACAGCGAGGACGATGCGGCCTCAATCTTGTTGATCTCGGTCTGCGACTCCAGCCGCTTGGTTTCCGCGTTGTACTCGTCAATGTCGAGCTGACGGGTTTCTTTCTCGGTGGTGATGAGATCGCCGGCCAGATTGCCGACTGTCTGGATGATGTCGCCGATGATCGGGGTCATGCTGCGTCCTTCAAGGTGCGGTTTAGCCAGCCCATCAGGAACTTGATCTGCGTCCGGTCACGGGCAACGATGTCGCGGTAGCGCGCAATTTTCGCCAGCGCAAAGGCAGGACGAAAACTATCTGCCGGCATAGCGTTGATCGCCATCAGTGTCTTCTGGCCAATGACCCCATCAGGCGTTACGCCGACGACGATCTGGGCTAGCTTTGCTGAGGTTTTGACGCCGGCATTGACGCCGAAGTCGTACATGGACTCGGCAACTTGCTGGCTGATGATTGAGTCGCAGCGGAGGGTATCCCAATAGACGAGCTTGTAGAACTGACGCACAAGTTCTGACGGCGGCGTGCCGCCTGCATCGATAGCTGACCAGCCGGCCCAATTAGGGTTTGCCTTGCGCGAAATGCCTGCATACGTCTGCCCACCGTTGTCGTTTGCGATGTTTGTCAGCTTGTAGCCACCTTCGGCTAGCAGCGTCTTTTCAAAGGCGATATTGAAGTCAGCCATCACTTAATCTCCATCACAGCCGTACCACCTGTGTCTGTCTGGATTTCGACGCGCCCGACAAGGCGCTCGACAGTATTGCGGCATGGAATGATCCCGCCGCCAGCGCGTACTTCGCCCAGAACGATTGCACAGTCAGTAGTAAAGCCAAGCCATCCGACAGATTCGACATAGGGGAGAATGCAGCTATGGTGGTGCGAGTAGCGCGTTTCGACCTGATGTCTTCCAACTGGTAAATTGCCGCGTCCATTGAGTTCTTCCGCTAGTGAGAATCTGACGTTATTGAGGTACAGCTTGCCGTCGTGGATCGTGAGTTTCATTCGTCGTCATCGCCAGCTTTAGCGGTTAGATAGACGAGTACGCCGCAGAAGAACAGGACGCAGACTGTGAAGAAAAGCTCTGACTCGTTCATGGCCCAACCCTCGGTGCTGACTTCTTCTCGCGCTCTTCAAGTGCGTGATGCTCTTTGTGGATAGCCACTTCTCGTTGCAAGGTGATTACGTCTTGCTTTGTATCCTTGATATCAGCCAGCGTATTGGTGATGACGAAGCCAACGAAGACCTGAAGCACAGCAAGCAGAGCCAGCGCCACACGAAAGCCGCCACGGCCCTGATTTATCAGTTCCATCTCCTTTCTCTCGTGTTCCGAGAAAGCGACGGTGTGGCTCTTGAAGTCGTCGGACAGCGCCTTGGTCAGCGATGTGTTGGCATCAAGCGAGGTAGCGATCTTGTTCATAATGAGCAGGAATGCTTTGTCTTTGGGATCGGAGGCGGCAACGATCAAATCTTCAATCTGCTGTTGCAACTGGTCTCCTTTGCGGCGGTCTTCGTGGGTCATGCTTCATCAGTCTCGGTTACGTCCGCTCCGGTGATCGCGCCAGACGCATCACGCTTGACGGTCACTTGCTTCTTTGTGCCGCCGACAGACAGGTTGATCACAGAAGGGGCTGACTCCTTCGGCTCAGGTTTCTCTTGCTTTGCCAGGGCTTCGATCTGCTTCTGCAGCGGTTCGATCAGTGACTTGATCTGGTCTAGCTCCTTGCCGTCATCTTGCTTTGGCTCTTCCTTCGGTGCCGACTCGATACGCATGCGCTCAAGCGCCATCTTGGTTTCAGCATCAGCTGCGGCCTTGATCTTGGCCTCTTCCATACGGGCGGCAATGGCGCGTTCTTCGCTTTCCTTCGCAGCCTTAAGCTCGGCAACCTTCATCAGCTTGGCGAACTGCTCACGCTCATCCTCGATCAGACGCATCGTGGCCAGCTTCTCCCGTTCAAGCGCCTGGGTGGTTGATAGCTTCTCGCGCTCCAGCTGCTGCGACTGATTGAACTGGATCTGCTTGACCTGCTGCTCCTGCATCTTTCCATCGGCCTGCTGTTGCAGAGCCTGGTTCTCTTGCTGCAGCATCTGGATCATCTGCATGCCCTGCTCGATCTGCTGCTGCAACTCAGGCGGGATCTGAGGTTGCTGCTCTTGGCCATCAACGTCCATGCCAAGCTGCTTGCGGATCAGATCCGCCATCTCGCGGCGCTTCGGTAGATCAGTCGATTCAAGGTAGAAAGGAACAAGAACAGCCTGCAGCTGCGGCGGCATGGACTTCAGGACTTCGCCGATCTGAACCATCTGCTGCTGGCGGTAGGCCGGCGAACTTGGAATGTCAGACAGGGCGACCTTCAGGGTGACGCGGGTAATGTCGTTGTGCCGATACTCAACGCCGGAGAACTCATCGACCATTGGCTTGTTGAGGATGACCTTCTTCTGCCGGCCTTCTTCGCCAGACATGACAACCACATTGGTCTGAGTCTTCATGTCCTCGATCAGCAGATCCACCAGGCGCTCCCCGACCAGGGTACGTGCGTAGCGGTAGTTGTCGTTGATGTCGCCGACTGAGTTGGTGCCTTGCTCTACCAGCGAGTTGATCGCTGTGCCGGATGTTGCGCCATCGGTGCGGCCCATCATCGTGTTGTAGATGCCTGCCACGCGCTGGATCGCCTCTTCCGAGTCCTGCATGATCTTGTACTGCTGATCACTCAGGCCGAGGTCGTTCTCGACATGGACACCGTTGGCATTGCGACGGTTCGGGTTCAGTACGACAACAGCATCAGGCCGGGCGACTTCACGCACCAGATCGCTCATGTCGTTGTATGCGGTATCCAGGGCGTCGGAGTCAGCCAGCACGCGCTTGCTTGACAAGAGCCAGAGCAGCTTGCGCCTACGGGCATTGACCTCATCCTGCATCGGGATCATGTCGCGGATGACGCCATACGGAATCATCGTCTTGTCTTCGCGGTAGCCCCAGAACGGAATGTAGGGCAGATCGTCAGAGGTGTGGGCGATGTCCTGCAGCATGTGAGGGCCAACCCAGATGCTGACGCGCAGCTTGGGGAAGACAGCCTCACGAACCTGGGCGACGCCGGTATAGACCGCCATCACATGGGCCGGGTTCTTCTCGTCAAAGCAGACGGTCTTGCCAGACGGCAGGTTGATCACGTTCTCACGGACGAACACGCGATACCAGATCTCTCGCACCTGGATCAGCTTCGATTCCTGGTTGCGCCACTCGTCTTCAAGCCATGACGTGCGCGTCTCTTGGTCAAAAGCGTGCAGCAACTCCTCGCTCTTCTGAGCCAGCAGTCGCCACTCGGCATCCCAGCCAGAGCCAGCTGCCGTGATCAGTTCGGCCTTCTCAGGGAAGTATTGCGCCACCAGATCGTAGGGATACCAACGCTCGCGGACAAAGTAGCGTGCGTCGGACAGATCGGGCTTGCGTGCTGACCAATCCCAGAAGATCTCCCGGCGATGGACAGGCTCGACGCGATAGCGATACCCAAACGGGTTAGGGTTGCGGCCAACCTCGACCCAACCGAGTCCTGCTTTCACCTGATTGGCATAAGCCTCGGAGATCGCCTGATCAGCGCGGGTTTCGCGCTCGGCTTCGGCCAGCTTGGCGGAGATCGCTTCAGCGACTTCCTGATGCTCGTCATCGTCGGACTTGATGCGCCAGTCGGTGCGCTGCTTGGCTTCCATGCCCAGCAAGGCATTGACGGTTGGTTTGATGATGTTGGTGATCAGCGGCCCCATGCCACGGGCTTCTAGCTCCTGGGCGATGGTCGAACTGATCTGGTTGCCATCGTAGTAATCACAGGAAATATCCGAGCTACTGCGCCATGCAGGCTGGCGGCGGATATCCTCCGCGATACGGCGAGACTCTTCAAGTGTGATTGACTGCGCTTTCATCCGGCTAACCTTTGCAAAAGTTGGCCGAAGAGTAACGACTAGCGGGGCGGGTGGGTGTCCTTGCTCATTAAGGCTTATGCCAACTTGGTTTTCCCCAGACCTTCCGCTCACCGCCCACGGGGAAGTCAAGAAAGCCGGCAATCGGCGTCAGCGTCACCTTCTCCATGTTCTCGCCGCAGCACACGGGCGTGGCGTACATCTCGGCGATTGAGCGGGTGTATTCCTGAGTCTTGCCGCATTGGCGGCATTTAGCGTCATAACGTGGCATTAAGCGGATCTCCAGTCGCGTTTTGCGGTTGAGCGTTGTTCTTTGAAGCTTGAAGCCTTGCCGGATGTCGAAGAGAAAGGCATCGCAAAGGTTAGCGCCAGGGCGTCCGCTGAGTCTGGCGAGTTGATGCCGCGCCGCTTCATCACCTCCTTGCTCTCAAGCTTCAGCCTGCGGGATGAGTCATAGGTGTATTGCGGGGCAGTCAGGTCGGCCTCAAGCGAGTCGTCGTCTGGCAAACTGTTGGGCTGATCCTCAAGCCATCGCTTCATTTCGCCCCACATCTCGTCGCGGCGCAGGCCATAGATGTCGTTCTGGATCGCACGCTCACCGAAATGCACGCGATTGACCGGGTAACCAAGCTCAATCAGTCGGTCAGCAACACCCGATCCGACGCCTGTGCAATCGACGTTAATCGCGTCAGGCTTCCAGCGATCCGCCTCAACAGCCACCAGGCCGGCCACTTCCATCGGGCCGCGCTTGTAGTAGCGGATAACGGTATCGACCTTTCGGCCTTGACGCATGACGATCGCGGTAGCGTCATCGCCGTACTCAGCCGGATCGACGCCCATAATGCGATTGCCCGTAGGATCGATATTACAGCGCTCTGGGAGCCTTGCGAGGGCAACCTTAGCCGGATCTATCAAAGGATTGCCGGAGACGCGCCTGAACGCAAGGTGAACAGTTGCGGGGTATTCCTGATCGAACAAAGCCACGTCGCCACGGAAATCATCCTGGATCTTCCGCCTGCGCCACATCATCTGGTCATTGTCCAGCTTGAACGTCTCGGCGTAGTCTTTTTCCTCGCCGACCAAGACAAAGTCAGACGGGGCGGTGCTGCGGTACTCTTCCTGCAGGAACCACGGCACGAAGATCAGGCGATAGTCACCGATGCCCTTCAGCGCGGCCATGCTCATCTTGTGGCACAGGTTGCCGACACCGTTGGCGGTTGTCTCCATGATGACTTCAGTGCCATCGAGATCCGGCACCGCTTGACCCAGGCCAGCCATGTGATCCTCGGCATTAGCCCAAAACGCGAACTCGCTGTTGTGACTGCCACCATGAATTACGCAGTACGAGTGGTCGTCGTCATCAATCTCAAAGTCTCTAACCTGAACGCTACCGACTGGCTCTTTGGAAACGACTGGTATCCAAGCGTATCCATCGGAAATCTTAACATCACCATAGCTTCCAAACCTGCGGCGCTCTGGCATCGTCCATCCCAGCTTCTTGCAAAGATCATCAACGCCTTGCCCTGAGAGACGCAGCGTCCATTGCTTCTTTTCGTTCCTTCCGCTGCGGACTGCGGCCTCACGGCTTGTGACGGTTGCCCAGCCGTAGCCAAGGCTGGCCAGAGCATCGCGCAATCCAAGTATTGTCGCGCTCCGAATCGACGGAACTGATATTCGTCTATCATACTCACGCTTGCTGCTGTGTCCGTCGCCGGCCAAGTAGCCAAGGCAGATGCCTTCAACAAAGTCGCGTGGCATCTTCCACCACTCGGCGGGGAACCGCTTTCCATCTTTGCTGCCAACCAACTCTTCGATGAACATGGCGAAGCTGCGGCCATACGCTGTAACCATATTCGTTTTCGATGTCTTGCTCTTGGCGTGACTGACGGACTTGAACAGGTGGCTGCACTTCCCAAGCCATTCAATGGTTCGCTCTGCCTCGCGCTCATGGATGCCGAAGGTTATGGCCGATGCTGCCTTTGGCGGTTTCGCCTGCCTGATCAGACAGCCTTCGGCGAGATACAGACCGACAATCCGACCAAGGTCAAAAGTTAAATCAACTCTGTCTGGGCCAGTCTCGCGTGATCCTCCGCCTTGTGGGCGAATCGAATCAGGTTTCCTGAACGGTAGGCTGGTGATTTCAGGTGTTATCGTCCTGACCGGGTAGCCAATGACGCCGCCAACAGGTATGTCGCGCAACTCTTTCCAGCCGTCTTGCGTCCAGAACCTATGCTCATCTGTCGCAACAAGCGGGAAGCCGCGCAAGCCCTTCATGCGAACATCAAACGCCGGCTTAACCAGATCCGATATTCCTGACACCTTGGCAATCTTGCCGGTGTGCGTGACAAGGTCTTGACCAACAGCAACGTCGCCAACCTTGATCAACGAACCGCTTGCCGTGACGACATCGACATCAAGGCCAAGACAACCATGAAAATACTGGATCGTGCGCCCTCGCCCGACAGCCTTGGATCCGGCAGTAGCCACGATGTAGCCTGAGTCAAGGTCTGAGAACTTCAACTCCTTGGCCGATGCAGCAGAGGTCTTTGGCTGCAGCACAGTGGGGCAGAGGTCGTGGTAACGCTTGGTCATGTCGAACAGCGCGTCGGTTGAGTCCTGCAGGTGTGTCAGAATCAGAGCCTGCTTGCCGAAAGCCATCGACGTGCGCCAGTAGAAACGCGCCTCGATGTAAGTCGAAGCGCCCTGCTGCCGGCCTTTGATGATGATCGCTCTGATTCTCCCGGTTTCCGCCAGCTGCCTCTCAAGATGCGAGTGGATCAGCGTCTGCGCGGTGTTCAGGTTCAGCGGCTCGATAGCGCCGGACTTGGCTCTGATCTTCAAGGCGCGGGGCGCGTAATGCAGAAAGTCCGTCTTGAACGGACGCAATGCTTCGGCTAGTTCGCTCATCCGAGTTCTTTGAGGGCTTCGACAGTGGTCGTTGCGACGGTTGCTGTCACGTCAGAGCGCGACAGTTTCGGTACGTGATACTCGATCACGCTCTGGAATAGCTGGTACGCCTTTTCTGGGTTTGGGGCGACAACGTACTCACCATCGTCGTTCTTCACGCCGATAGCGACACTGTCCAGCCATTCCTGCAGGCGATGCGCGTTGCCATCGACAAACAAAGCGATAGCCTCACGCGCTGCTTGCGTGGATTTGTTGGGCAATCCAGGCGGTCTTCCCGGCCCTGGTTTTTTGCCTTTTTTAAAACTTGCGTCGTTTTCTGTTCCCATACTTGCTTATTTACCTTCAGTCTTCCAATGTGGGTGTCCTTGTCACTTCAAAAGTTTCACAGTCCGCTTCGGCAGATCTTTGAACGCGACAGGGATCTGCGGCTTGATCCAAGAGGCGAAGATCGCTTTCGACACGCCGGGGATGCGGTACTTGGCGAGGTCTTCGGTGTATCGAGACTTGGTATGAACCTTGACGATGATCCGCTCTACCTTTTGCTGTTCGCATAGCCTTCTGAGAGCATGGGCGACGGCTTGATGGGTTCGGTTGATTCTCCTTGCGACTTCGACAGCTGACAGGAAGTTGTCTTCGTCCAGGGCTGAGAATGCAGCTTCGTCCTTCTCTTCTCGTTCAATCTGTCGTTTTCGCATGGGTTAAAGACCGTTCCGAATCTTTGCTGCGATCAATCGCTCGTCATCGTCTCGGCATTCTGGTGAGCAGTATTTGTCGCCGTTTTCTGTTGAGCTTTGGCAGAACACGCACTCCACGTACTTCACCGAGCGGTGGTGGCCAACCTGGTTCAACTGGTGCTGATGCTCTTCAAGCTGACCCTGCAGCCAGCGTTCGTGGTGGTCGTTTGCTACGTCTGCTTCATCGGCCATGCTCAAAACTCCGTGTTTGAATAATGTTTATCTCTGCAGGCCAGTGAGCAGAAGAAGCCGAGCTTCTCCATGTCGATGCCGCACTCCAGGCAATGCCGGTTCAAGATCGGTGGTTTTTCCAGATACTTAGCCATGCTCAAGTCTCCCTTCCATCGCTTCCATATCAATCTCAGGCCACACGCCACCCAAGTACCCGCAAATCGCCGCTACTGCGTTTTTCCATCCGTAAGCCACCACCACATACCCGCCGTTCAATTCAAGCATCCTGTGCCACTTCTCTTGCGTCTCTGACACACTTCCGTCAGCGACCTTCATCTCGATCCAAAGGTTGTTGAATCCATTCCTAGCTATTGGTAAAAGAATGTCTGGAACTCCGGCCTTTACTCCCATTGCCTTTAGCTTCGACCCTGCTGACTTTGTGCGATATTCCCCGTTTGGAATGTGCGCCATCAAGTCAAGCTCCACTCTACCTAACAAAGACATCTTTTTGGCCCAGCAGAACACCAATATCTGGTGTCCTGCCTCGGTAAGTTTTTTATCCAAGCTTTCCCCTCTTTGGTGTTGTCAAAGCCTTTTCAACAGACCAACCTGAATCAATCCTGTCTGATAGGCTTCTTCTGGCAATTCCTATTTCTTTTGCCCATTCGGTTATGGTCTTTTTTTGACCATTGAACTCAAGCCATCGAACCCAACCCGGCCTGTTCTCTGACTGAAGTTTTTTATCGGCCCACCGGCAATTTTCTGGGGAGTAATTCCCGTTTGAATCAATGCGATCAACTGAATGATTTGGAGATGGCCTCGCGCCCATGCTTGCGTAGAACGACTCGAAGCTATTAACCCACGCATCGCAGACTTTGATTCCCCTTCCGCCGTACATTGGGAACTTGTGGTTCTTTGGGTTGCCGCAACGACTCTTCATGTTCTGCCATGCGCAGTATTCATACGAATACGACATGCCATGCGTGTTGTGGCTGTCAGATGGATCAATAGCCAGCATCCGAGCTTGACGGGTTTTGTTCTTGTTCATTTCGCCACCTTCTGCACGGTAACGAACAAGTTGCCGACCTTGATGGTCTTGCAGGTTGGCGAAACGTAAGAAGCCCAAGGAGGACACTTCTTGGAAACTGATGTGGTGATTTGATTGGTGTTCATGGTGGTACTCCGGTTGCAGTTTTTTAAACTGCCGTCCCGACGCCAATCGGGGTGGGCAGACTGTGCAGGATTGGCGTACCGGCAACCGGGCCGGCGAGTCCGAAGACTCTCCCGCACAGCCCGCCCGAAAGGGAGTGCCATGCTGTGGACGAAAAAATACCGCACTGGTGGCGGTTCGTCCGCCGGTTGATTCCAAGACGCCAATCTTGGTCGCTGTTGTTTCAGCGACAGGCGAAATGTACTCCGATAGACTGTTACGGTCAACGTGATTTTTGTGTGTGTTTTTCGCCCAGCACATAACCAAAATCTGATGTTCTGCTTCAGTCATTCAAAACTCCCAACATGAGTGAGAAATGCCGTGGTGTGAGAAAGTGGTGACCCCCTTAAGGGGTGTCACACCGTTTCTCACGCACACTCCACCGCATTCAGCGCACGGTTTCATACTGTTTCTCACGTTTCTCACGAAAACTTCCGCACAGTGAGAAACTGTGTGTTTCTCACGATTACTCACCGTTTCCACCTATCTCGTAATCAAGAGTTATGACGCCGATCGAGTTAATTGACACCTTGTTTTTTGCAACCAAGCTATCCTTTAGGTCACGGAAAGCGTGACGATCAAGCCCGTGTTCTTTGCAAGCCTCGCGCCAGTCATCTAGGGTTATCGGTGAAGGTACTCCGTCGCGCTTACGTGCAAAGATAAGCGCCTCAAGAGCGGTGATACCCTTCCTTTGATTCTTCCCAAGGTACTCACGCGCATCGGCAGCTTGGTTCAGCAGACCGCTGATATCAACCGTCTCAAGCGCAGCCCCGCTGATCTCTTCGCCGTCCTTGCCTATGACGCCCAGGCCGACCTTGGAGATGGAGAACTTCTTCTCTGCTGGTATCTCGCCGTCCTTCATCTTCTTGTTGGACATGACGATCATCCGGCTGGACTGATCCATCTCGACCTGATACTCGGCATCAAGAGCGCCACGCAATGCGGTGCTGCCCCTTGCTTGACCCGGTGAAGCCTTGCCGCTGTGATGCACCAGCAGAACTGCAGCCTTGTAAGGATGGCGCAGCATGGCGTCGATATGCTCGATGAACTGGTTCATGTCCTGCGTGCTGTTCTCATCTCCGCCCATGTTCCGTGCGACGGTATCCACGATGATCATGGCCGGCTGTACGCCTTCGGCTTCAGAGATAGCGCGGACAGCTTCAGCCACCTGAACTGCGCTTGACTGATCATATAGCTGGGCTGCACGGTGAGACTTGTAAAGCGGCGCACCCTTGAGACTGACTCCGTGCTTTAGCTCCCACGCCTTGAAGCGCCTGGCAAGGCCGTTGTGACCCTCGCCTGCTATGTAGATGACGACACCCTGCTTTACTGGATGACCATGCCACGGCGTACCGGTAGCAATACAGCAGGCAATATCAATGGCGATGAATGACTTGCCACAACCAGGCTCACCGAAGATAAGATCCAGCGAGTCTGCCTCGATGTACTTATCGACCACGTAATCGATATCGATAATCTCCAGCGTATCGACGCGGGAAAACTCGTAGCGTGTTCTTGGCGTTGCGACGGATGGCTTGCCGATCAACTGCTCGCGCACCCGGTCAATGCCTTCAAGCGTGATCAGATCATTGAAGTCTGTTGGCTTGCTATTGAGGTTTGAGAACTGAGGAATTACTACGTCCGCACCGATCGCCTCGGCAGCTTCCTTGGCGCACTTGACGCCGGCATTGTGGTTGCCCTTGAACTGATCATTATCAGCAGCCATGATTATCTTGGTCGATAAAAACTTGCCGCGAATGATTGGTGCCACCTTGGGCAGGTTGCCAGCATCGAACGCCACGACCACGGCGCAGCCTGTTGCCTCGTAGATTGTTGCGGCTGTTGCGTAGCCCTCGCAGATGTAGATGGTGTCTCTGCTGCCTTCCATCCAGAAGAACGTGCCAGACTTCTTGCCGCCCTTCAGGAATAACTTCTTGCCGGCCTGGTCGATCGTCTGGATTGTTGTGATCTCGCCGTCTTCGTTGATTGCCGGTATCACCAGGCGACCATCATGGATGGAAATCCCATGCGCCTTGACGCCTTTTGACTTCAAATACGGATGGTCATCGGTTGCTGCCTGTGCTTCACTGAGGATGTCACGGGCCTGAACTGCTGCTGCTTTGTGTTCGGCCTCCAGCATGGCGGCTCTTTCGCGCTGGGCCTTCTCCATGCGGCGCTTGTTCTCGACCCACTCATTGGCCTGCATTTCATGCTGTGCCTTGTGGCACCAAGTAATAGTTTCTCCGCCGTTGCGCCAGTCGCCGTAAGCGCCTGATGGTATGCCGCTCGGATAATAGACGTACCATCCAGACTTCTCGCCGCCCCTATCGGAATTTGTCTTGATGCGCGTTAGCTCTTCATAAACCAGCGCATCAACATCAATCCCAATCTCTGACAGCTTCCCAATGAAAGCGGCTTCAGGATCTTGCCTAACCTCTTCCATCATGGCGGCTGGAACGAAACCACCTGAGAAGATCTGAGAAATATTGGTTGTCATTTGATATACTTCTTTCTGTCTTATCTAACAGCCCTTGAGGTGTTCGCGCACCGATGACGGGGCTGTTTCTATTTGTCGGAAACTTCTTACAAGCGGATTCCAGATCGACTACGGCGGCGACCCGTGCCGGTCGCTATCCGGTTGGGTCGGATTGATGCCTGCAACGCGGCATATGACAATGGCTTCACGGTGTTTCTCATCCGACCATTGTTTAAGGAGAGTCCGAATGACCTCAGTCCGCGCTTTACCTCTCGCAGAGCAGTATCCGTCGAGTACGGCAAGCTCATCCGCTGGTACTTCCAGTCTGATTTCAGGCATATCAAGCGGCCTCTTTTACTTGGGGCAGCGCGTCAGTCGGGTTCGGGTACAGGTCTGGGCGCAACTGGTGCGGCGTAACTTCCCAGCCAACAAGCTCAGAGACAGGCAGGACGCGCTCATGCGGACACTCTTTCCACGAATACACGGCGGTGCGATCAAGGCCAAGCGCCAGTGCCAGGGCAATCTTGCCGCCAGCCAAGTCGATAGCTTTTTGAAGAGGTGATTCCATGATGTCATTCCAATCTGTTGCAGTAGAGCGTTACTCTACCACAAACAAAAGCGAAATGTTGAGCAATGCTCCGTTTCATGTAGAGCCAAGCTGTACGACAATGGGGAGCGAGTTAATACAAAGGAATAAACTGATGGGTTCCCACATCCGCGACAGAATCAAAGCCGCACGGCAGCACGCAAAGCTTAGTCAAGAAAAGCTTGGCGAGCTTGTCGGCGTCAGTAAGTCAGCGGTGAGCATGTGGGAAACGACCAACCCAGACAAATACACCAGGCCGACGATCGACAACTTAAAGCTGATCAGTCAGATAACCGGCGCACCGATTGAATGGCTGCTTGATGATAGCGCCGACATCTCCAGCGACTGGAAGCATCGCGTAGAGATCATTGCGTTCCCCAACGCAAAGCAAATTGATGAGGTTCCCAGGTTCGGCGCTATTGCCATCGAGGCGGCAAAGATTATTGACTCACTGAGCAAGTCAGATCAGACGGAGATAATCCACTATCTGAGGATACATAGCCAGACCAAGGCGAAGCACTGACCGCAATACTTGATGCACTGCCATCAGCGCCTGTGATGATCGCCGACATGGCAACGATCTCTCCTGAATCAATCATTTCCTGAAGCAATTCCTGCAACTTGACATACTTACTCATCTTCTTATTCTCCGACTGTATTTACATACAGTAGATTACTCCCTACTTTAATTGTGGGCAATGCCGCTTCGACAGCGGCTTTTTATTGCCCATTGTGTAGAGTAATGCTTGACGTTGGTGCGCAACGAGAGTAGAGTCTCACTCAACGATTCAGCAAAACCTCCGAGTGGGGTATCGCGTTAGGCAAGACGGTCACTGCGGTGGCATGAGCCGAAACAAGAACCACTGAAGCGTAGCAGTACAAGGCAGCACAAAGCAGCACAACCACGCAACAAAACCACGCAGCACAACTAAAGCCGCTTGGTATCCACGGTGAAAACTTCATTGGATGCCCGATTGAACAAGGAAAAGCTATGAACGCACCAGTAACTCTGGCGCAAGTCCTTTCCGTCTGGATGCAGGCGAAAGAAGACGAGCGCAAGGCGATTGAGCGCCGCCGCGACCTGGACAAGACGATCCAGTCCATGCTGCCAAAGAAAGACGAAGGCAGCATCACCGAAACCACTGAAGACTACAAGGCTACGGTCACCTACAAGATGACTCGCAGTGTCGATGCCGACATGCTCGCTGGTATGTGGTCTGCCATGAGCGAACAGGCTCAGAAGGCATTCAAGTGGAAAGCAGAAGCCAGCACCACTGAGCTTCGCAAGCTCCAAGAATTTCGACCCGATGACTACGCCTTTGTGGCAGCAGCCATCACCACCAAACCTGCATCGGCCAGTGTTTCGGTCGAGCTAATCACCAAGGAGTAGCCAACAAATGGCAATCAAGCTAACAAGCACAAAAGAAGCCGCACAGGTCAATGGCATCAAGATTCTGACCTACGGCCAGGCCGGCGCTGGGAAGACATCGCTCTGCGCCACCACGGGCGAACCGACCATCATCATCTCTGCTGAGTCTGGCCTGCTCTCGCTGCGCCACACCGACATTGCAGTGATCGAGGTCACCAGCATCGCCGATGTCCATGAAGCCTACGCCTACGTCATCTCTGAGGCCGGCAAAGACTTCCGCTGGGTCTGTCTCGACTCGATCTCGGAGATCGCCGAGGTTGTTCTGAACTTTGAAAAGAAGAACAACAAAGATCCGCGTGCCGCATACGGCGCTCTGTCTGAGCAGATGCAAGACTTGCTGCGTGCCTTCCGCGACCTGCCCGGCAAGAACGTATTCATGTCGGCAAAGATGGCCGGCGTCAAGGATGAGATGACAGGAGCCATGCTCTACGGCCCATCGATGCCCGGCGCAAAGCTTGGCCAGGGCATCCCGTACCTGTTCGATGAAGTGTTCGTGTTGCGTGCCGAGAAGGCGGATGACGGTCAGGTGTATCGCACCCTGCAGACCGGCGCTGACTTCCAGTACGTAGCAAAAGACCGGTCAGGCGCTCTCGATCTGTACGAAGCACCGAACCTCGCATCAGTAGCAGCAAAGATTCTTTCCCCCATTACCTCCAAGGAGTAACAAGCATGGCATCTCTTAACTTTGACGCAACCAACGTAGCCCCATCCGATTCTTTTGCTCCGCTGCCGGCTGGCACGTACATCGCCCAAGTCACCGACTCAAGCATCAAGCCAACCAAGTCTGGCACCGGCACCATCTTGAACCTGACATGGACGATCCTCGATGGCCAATTCGCCAACCGCAAGGTCTTTGACCGCGTGAATATCCAGAACGCCAACCCTGAAGCCGAGAAGATCGGACAGCGTCAGCTTTCCAGTATTTGCCACGCTGCCGGCGTCCTGAAGTTGGCTGACAGCAATCAGCTTCATGGCCGCCCTTGCAAGATAACCCTGAAGATCCGCGTTGATGCCCAGTGGGGCGACAGCAACGAGGTCAAGGCATACGAGTCTGCAGGCGCTGGCGCAGCACCAGGCGTTCCGTCATTCGCCCAGCAAGCAGCATCGGCTCCCATTCCTCCTTCAGCAGCACCGCCTTGGGCAAAGGCAGCAGCCTAATTGAACACAGCCCTGTGACAGAGGGCTTTATCAATTACGTTGGAGGCCACATGGCACAAATACCCGCACCAATCCACAGCACTGCAAACATGATCTACGCCGCTTATGAGCGCAACGCAGATTCCGGCCACCGTCCGCACCTTGGTGCATCGCTGATCGGCAACCCGTGCGAACGGCACCTCTGGTACGTCTTTCGTCACGCCATCAGCAAGAAGTTTCCTGGCCGTATGTTGCGCCTGTTCGATACCGGCAAGCGAGAAGAGGCGCGGATCATTGAAGACCTGCGCAACATTGGCTGTGAAGTATTCGCCGACGACGGCAGCAGCCAGTACCGAGTGAAATCTATCGGCGGTCACTTTGCCGGATCGATGGACGCCGTATTGCACGGCTACCACGAAGCGCCAACGCAGTATCTGGTATGTGAGATGAAGACGCACAACGCCAAGTCGTTCAAGGAACTGACCGAGAAGCGCGTCGAGAAGGCAAAGCCGCTGCACTACGCACAGATGCAGGTCTATATGGGGCTGTCTGGAATGACCCGCGCCTTGTACTTCGCCGTCAATAAGGACACGGACGACATTTATACCGAGTACCTGCACTTTGACCCGCAAGAATTTGAGCGCCTGCACGCCCGTGCCGCCAGGATTATCAGCGCATCAGAGCCGCCGCTCCGCATTAGTGAAGACCCGTCATGGTTCCAGTGCAAGTTCTGTGACTCTCACTCCATCTGCCACGGAACGAAAGCGCCAGAGGTAAATTGCAGAACATGCGCTCACTCGACGCCTGATATTCAGGATGGCGGATGGACTTGCGCAAAGCATGGCGATGTTGTCCAGACCTGCAGCGACCACCGCTTCATCCCCATCCTGCTGGAAAAGTTTGCTGAGATGACTGACGCCAGCGAGAAGGATAACTGGGTCAAGTACAAGAACAAGCTCACAGGCAACGAGTTCTACAACGGCGACCTGTCGTCAGAAGAGATCTTCGCCTGTGAAGACAAGCGCGCCCTGGGTGACCCAGGAGTTCAAGATTTTAGAAATCTTTTTGAAGCGAAGGTGGCAGCATGATGGATAGCACAGCAATCATTACTTTTGGAAAGTACAAAGGGCAACCTGCGTCAGTTCTTCTTTCCGATCAAAGCTACTGCGAATGGGTTGTTGCGCAGCCCGGTATTGTTGAAAAGCACCCTGATGTCATTGAGTTTATATGTCATGGAGATAGCACTCTCAGCGAAACACCAGTCCATAACGCGCTGCAATCAAAATTCATGGATGGGGCGTTTTGCAGTGGGTTTGCTTCGCACATATATACCAAAGGGTTGGACATATATTGCCAATCCTGCACAGAGTCAAAAGACAAAGCTGACGGAATCGATACAGAATCAAGGTCATACAACCCTGTCTCAAAGTTAATTACCAGCCATTTTATGATTGGTCGGCCAATAACATTTGAATGGAATGGATTTGACGTTCTGGTCGGGTGCGAGACTGTTTGCACTGATTGCTTTACCGACAATGGGAAAACCATACGAGTTGCAGTTGAGGTTAAGCCATCAATAGGTGACGACTATCCGGCAATTCTTCGTCAAATAATGACCGCCAGAAGGATTGCTGTAGCCAACAGGTATCACCAGCCAGACGCATATGCCCTTGTTACAGAGAGCTTTTCAAGCAAGGCAATAACACTTGATCAAGCCAAATTCTTCTTCAGGTCTTCTGGCGTGTTGCTTGTAACGCTTGATGAGATTATGTCGAAGGTATCGGCATGAGCGCCAGGCCAAGCAACCAGCTAATCGGCAGGTCGAAAGACATCATCGAGACACAGCTTTACCGGATGTCGATGCAGATGCCGCCCAGCTACAACGAATGGAGCCACGGCGAGTCGGTTGTCTTCAAGCAACGCTCACAGCGTGCTGCCGAGATGTGCAAGACAGGCCGCGCAACCCTGGCAGAGCTAGTCAATTGCTACCAGTCACTTGAGGTATTTTGGAAATGATCCTCCGCCCCTACCAATCCCGCGCACTAGATGAGCTTTGGACGTGGTTCCACAAGCATGATAGTGGCAACCCAATCGTGAATGCCGTGGTCGGTGCCGGCAAGTCGGTGCTGATTGCCGCCCTGTGCCAGCGTGCCATGAGCGAGTACCCAGGCACCCGCATTCTGGTTGTTGTGCATCAAAAGGAACTGCTTGAGCAGAACCTCGACAAGCTGCGTGCCGTATGGCCTGCCGCCCCCGTTGGCGTGCATAGCGCCAGCGTTGGCAAGTCTGACCTCGGTCACGACATTCTGTACGCAACCATTGGCAGCATCCAGAAGAAAGCGCACCTGCTTGGTCGTGTTGATTTGGTGCTGTGCGATGAATGCCATCTGATAAACCCCAAAGAAGAAGGCATGTGGCGCAATCTGATTGCCGGCCTTCAGAAGTACAACCCGGCCTGCCGGGTGATCGGCTGGACTGGTACGCCGTTTCGTGGCTCTGGCGTGTGGCTTACAGCCAGCGAAACTCCGCTGTTTCATGGCGTTGCAACAAAAGTAACGATGCGCGAATTGATTGACCTTGGCTTTCTTGCTCCGCTAAAAGCGGGTGGCGTCAATACGGTAATCAGCGCCGAAGGCATCAGCGTGGTCAATGGCGACTACAAGATCAGCGAACTGGCTGAACGAGTCGATAAAGAAGAACTAGTGGAGGCTGCTTGTGATGAAATCGTTCAACTTGCAACAAACAGAAAGCGGTGGCTGGTCTTCTGCGTTACCGTGGAGCATGCCAAGCACGTTTGCGATGCGCTCATCGCAAGAGGCATTGCGTCAGGGATTGTCAGTGCTGTCACGCCAAAGGCTGAACGCGCCGCACTCATTGAGGATTTCCGCTCTGGCCGTCTGCGCTGTCTTTGCAACGTCGCCGTACTTACCACGGGCTTCGATGTCCCTGAAGTGGATTGCATTGCCCTGCTCAGGAACACAAAGTCGCCCGTCCTATATGTACAAATTGCTGGCCGGGGGATGCGTGTCGTCGGAGCCAATATTGTCGAGTCAGCTAGAAACGGAAAGTCTCC